GTGCATAGGAGGGGCGGAGGAAAACGCCAAAAATCCTGTAGGGGGGTGCTCATTCAGACCCCCCCACCCTTTGCGCTGAGGCACTTTCGGTAGGGGGTCCGCCCGCGTGCGACGGGGTATTACCCCAACACTACTATCATCTCAAAAAAATTATTACCTTTGTTAAAACATATCGATATGAAAATGAAACTTAACTTGAGCCAAAGCATATATGCCAACCGCTCTAATGGTGCCGGCCCGGGCTTGACTGTTCAGGGAGGCAGATTGATTAATAACCGTCCGAACTCAGAGATGGGTATTGTACAGGCGGCTAATGCACGTAAGGAGAGGAAGCGTCAGGACAAGATTCAGATGCAGGCTGAGGCTTATGTTCGAGGAGAGCGTATGTCTGAGATGGATGAGATGATGCGTGGTATGTGTAGTGATTGCGATTAATTAACCCTTAATAATTTACAGATGAAAAAAGAACAAGTCTTAGGTTTGGTTCGCCACGCTCTAACTTTTGTTGGAGGTCTTATGGTTGCGAACGGAATATTGACTGACTCTATTAGTGCTGACCTTGTTGGTGCTATTATGACGTTGGTTGGTATTGTATGGTCTGCTGCTTCAAAGAAGTAGTTTTAGAGTTTTGGTTAGTCTACGGTAATAGCAATTCACCAACTCGGGGAAGGGGTCTTTAACAGGCCCCTTTTTCTTTTTGTACTCTTGTGTTTATTTTCGACATTAGAATGTTTCTATTTATGTATCTTAACTTATTGATTATTAACTTACTGTCAATAATGTCAATTTAAAAGTAGAACTACTATTAAAAATAAATAAATAAAAGGAGGGAATATATATATATATATAGGGACCAATAACTTTGACATTCCGTCATCAATAATACGAGTTATACTCAAGATAGTCGAGATATAAACATCTGCATTTTTCTCTTGCATTTTCTTTTCCTTTATCATACATTTGCCTTAAATAATTAAATCAAATGATGCAAACACCACAAACTTATTCCCCAAAGGACTTATTCTTTGGTGGCACGGGTAGAAAGAAACTCGTCAGCGGGGTTATTAAAATGTCACACGCGGTTAAAAGCACCTTGGGGCCAAGAGGTAATACTGTCCTCATTGAGTCATTAAACCACACGCACGGTATTACCGTGACCAAGGACGGTGTAACCGTAGCCAAGTCTATTGAGCTACTTGACCCGGTTGAGAACCTTGCGGTTCGTATGATGAAGGAGGCAGCAGACCGTACTGCTACATCAGCAGGTGATGGTACCACAACTGCTATTGTCTTGACTGAGGCTTTGGTCTTGGGTGGCATTGAGCATATCACTGAGACATCAAACCGCATTGAGGTGCTACGCAACTTGGTGGACTTGAGCGACAAGGTGGTGGACAACCTAAAGCGTCGTGCAAAGAAACTAACAAGCTCAATGCTTCTTGACGTGGCTACCATCTCAGCCAATAATGACCGTGAGACGGGACGTATTATTTCTGACGTGTACAAGGCGGTTGGTAAGAACGGTATTGTGACTGTTGAGAAAAGCCAAACTGCTGAGACATATTCTGAGGTGACAATGGGTCTAAAGTTTGACCGTGGGTACACCTCTCCACTTTTCATCAATGACCAACGCAAAGATGAGTGTGTGCTTGAGGACACAATGGTCCTTGTGGCTGACATTGAGATTTCGAGCGTGCTTCAAATTGAGAACATTCTAAAGCCAATCATTGCTGAGGGTAAGAAGCTTTTGATAATTGCACCTTGCACAACCAACGTGCTCAACACACTTGCAGCAAACGTGATGAAGGGTAACCTAAAAGTTTGCATCGTGGCTCCGCCAAGTTTCGGATACAAGCAACACGAGTTGATGCACGACATCGCGGTGAGCGTTGGTGCTACATACTTCAGCGAGAAGACCGGTGATGACCTTAGCATCATCAACTACCTTGACCTTGGTCACGCTAAGAAGGTGACTGTATCTGCAGAGAGTACCATCATTATGAAGTCTGACGTGAAGACAAACGCTGAGGTGGTTACTGAGAGAGTTGAGCAGCTCAGAGTAGCCCTTGAGAATGCTACACGCAAAGCTGACAAAGACCATATCTTAGAACGCATCGCATCATTGACCGGTGGTATCGGTGTCATCTATGTTGGTGGTAACACTGACCTTGAGCAGAAAGAATTGTATGACCGTGTTGATGATGCGGTGTGTGCAGTACGCTCAGCTCTTGAAGAGGGTATCTTACCCGGTGCCGGTAAAGCTCTTGATGAGGAGGCGGACAAGTTAACGTATGACCCGGGCAATGAGTCTCAACATATCGCAGTTCAGATTCTGAAGTCTGCACTAAAAGCTCCAATGACTCAGATACTTGAGAACGCAGGTATATGTGTGACCAATGTTTACAATGGTCGTGAGGCTGAGGGTGAGGGATTGAATCTAAAGACCGGTGAGAAGGGAGACCTTATCAAGATGGGAGTGATTGACCCGCTCAAGGTTACACGTAGTGCTTTACAAAATGCAACGAGTGTCGCTTCAACCATCCTAAGTACAAACGCGATTGTCACAATGGCTCGCTCTTATGACACAACCGATGGACAACAAGGATAGAATAATTAGTATATTGGCTGCGCTGCTATTGATGATGATAGCAGTCGTAGCTTATCAACGTACAGTGTACGAGGATGAGCTTGGGTCAATAAGACATCAGATGGGTATCAATGAACAAATCATAAAACAACTTCAGAATGCAAACAATGATTGAGAAACTTGTAGATTGGTATCCTGAGGAGAGCCTTCTAATTGCGGATGGATTCAATGATGCCATCATTGGTATTGATGAGAGCTCTATGCGTGTCATCTATTCTGTAACAAAGTGCATTGAGATATTATGCCTTGATGAGGATATGGACGTGGATGATGCGATTGAGCATTTTAACTACAATGTAAAAGGCTCGTATGTTGGAGATAAGACTCCGATATGGTGTGAGGATAATTTTTAATTTTGCAAAATGAAACCAATAGGCAAATACATCGTCGTAGTCCCCATTGACGAGGAAGTAAAGACAGAATCAGGATTGATTTTGTCCGGGGAAGATGTGAATCAATTCAGATACAAGCGTGGTGTGGTAGTTGAGCCCGGAACAGAAGTGAAAAATATCTCAAAGGGAGACAAACTTTACTTCGATAAGTCGCATAGCTTCACAATGATTATCAAAGACTCTCAGTACACCATCATTCGGGAGTCTGATGTCGTTGTTGTCGAATGACCTTGTTCATTTCTTTGACCATATTACGGTAAACCTTGTCCGCATAAGACACATTCTTTAGAAACATAGGGTTTTGAGACAGGCTAACGGGGATTTCTTCCCCGTTTAGTTTTTTATAGACAGATGAAATCATCCGAACCGCCTTGTATGACAGTTGATATAGCCCTTTGTACTGACCACTGCGCTTTCTGAACACTTCAATCCACCCATCACGCAGCAATCTACCAAATCTTTTCTCATCCCAAGGGAGAATCTCGTTGAACTCCTTGAATTTATCCTTACTAAAGTAGGATTCGGAGTAGAGAAACAGGAGCATATCAAGGTCAGCTTGATTTAATTCGTATTTTACCTTGACGTAGTACCGGATTACTCTCCAATATTTCAGGTAGTCGTGCTTGCGAGATTTCATTTGAATAAATTTGATTATATTTGTTGCGAAGATAAATTTTTTTACGATGGCAAACGAACAAAAACCAAAGGGTAGAATAAACCTTCAAGAAAGACTTGACAATATCGCAGCTAAGAACGCTGAGGTTACAAAAGTCAAGGCTATGCAGGAGGAGAACTACAAGTTAAAGCAGCAAATGGGCCAACGTAAAAAAGGTGCTCGTCAAAGTATGGCTTCAAAAGTATCAGGTCTTCAAACACTAAAGAATACTTTAGGTAAACAGTTTAGTTCAGGCGGTATTGACTTGTCTGATTTGTCGTAAAAAATTTAAACCCCTATAAAAATGAAAAACACAGGTATGAATGTAAAAGGAAAGAAGGACGTTCCTAATCTTCCTGCATCTTCACGCTTGCAAGCACCAAGTGGTAGCGCAGGTAGTATGAAGAAGCCTATGAAAGGTATGGTTAAAGGTCAGACCAAAACAAAAATGAAGTAAAATGGCACGAGCAAAAGCAACACCCGAAGAACCAATTTTATCTGAAGAGGAATTGGCAGCATTGGCACAAGAGCAAGCTCCGGTAGTTGAAGAAACTCCGGTAGTTGAGGAAGCTCCTGCTAATTGGGCAGGGCATCCAACTCGCGCTTACCGTTCTTTTGAATGGAAGGCTCCTGAGTGTCGTCCTGACTATGTACCACCTGTAGTTCAACCCGAGGCACAAGCTGATGGCGAACAAGAAGAACCTCAAGTGTAATAGACCTGTCGCTTCTGACCGTCCCGGAAAGAAGATGATGGTGAAAGCCTGCTCCGGTGGAGAAGAAAAGCTTCTCCACTTTGGAGCTAAAGGCTATGGCAACAATTATTCTGCTGCCGCACGCAAAAGCTTTAAGGCAAGACACAAGTGTGACACTGCCGATGATAAATTGACTCCACGCTATTGGGCGTGCAAACATCTTTGGAAGGGCCCGGGTGGTCCAACCACATCTAATCCATCGAACCGAAAAGGTAAATACTGATGGACAGAAAAGAATACTTGGTGTCTCAAGAATTGGAGACCCGTATAACTTTGGAGTTATCTAACGAACTCTTAGAGAAAAAAATTAACGCAAGCAATACTGTTGTTGTAACTGTATCAACAGATTACTCATCCAACGTAGGCCAACTCATTAGACATTCTCTAACTCACGAAGGAGAGATATGTGATGGATTTGGTATTGATGTTCCATACCCTGATGAGTCTTGGAACGGGATACTTAAATCAGAGTTGCGTTCTATCTTTGAGTTGTACAGATATAAGTTAGAGGGAAAGAACATATTGTTCGTGGAAGCCGGTGTTATCAGAGGCTCCAACTATAAGTTCCTAAATGACTTCTTGAGAAATGATATGGGTATTTCAAACCCATTTTTTTTCTTAGCTTTGTTTGAAAACAAAAACTCTCTATTCAAATCAGACTTTGTTGGTTATTACTATGATAATGACTCTCAAGATTTGACCTTTTGGTGGGAGCAACCTAATAACCATTGGATATGAAAGACGCCTGCTATAAAAAAGTAAAGGCACAGTATGATGTTTTTCCATCAGCAAGAGCTTCACAAGCTATTGCAAAATGCAGGAAGGCTTCAGGTAATGTGAAAAAATCTGAAGAGGGTACATCTCTCAAGCGTTGGGAGAAAGAGAAGTGGGTAGATACCCGAACAGGTAAGGCTTGTGGTGCCGGTGGTAAGAACGAATACTGTAGACCAAGCAAGCGCGTGTCTTCAAAGACACCGATTACAAAATCTGAAATCTCTCCATCTAAGTTGGCAGCAAAAAAAGCTGAGAAGTCGAGAGTTGGAATGGGTAAGAGAGTTTCAAAAATTTAATCAGAAAAATTTATATCTTTGCCTTATGGGTAAGTTCAGCGAATTAAGCAACAAGATTCAAAAGAAGCAGGGTATCAGCAAGAAATCTGCAGACGCTATTACTGCGACCATTGGCCGCGAGAAGTATGGCAAAAAGAAATTTCAACAAATGGCAATGGCCGGTAAAAATAAAAAGAAATGAAAGCGTCAATCACTAAAGCAGAGATGGACTCTGCTATCAGAAGAAACTCAGGTACTAAAAGAGCATTGCTTAGTATTCCCGGAACTGTTCTTAGAGAAAGTGCAGGTGAAGGTTGCTATGATGAGACTATTGTCAATCGTACAATCAAAACTAAGTTAAGCGGAATCATTTCAAAGAAATGAAGATTGTTTATCACGATACTAAAAGCAAAGGACTTGGTGACACCATCGCAAAGATTACTGCTGCGACAGGTATCAAGAAAGTCGTTGACACTATAGCTGAAGCAACAGGTACTGATTGCGGGTGTAGTGCGAGACAAGAAAAGCTGAACGATATATTCCCATACGAAACTAAAAAGTAAAAAACTATGTCAGCATTTACATTAGTATATACAAGAGCACTTCCAATAACTTGGTATAGTGACCTCGTAAATATTCCATTTCCTAATGTCGTAAAGACGGGAACTAATGGAGCGGTAGCTACAAATCAATTAATTGACGCATCGGCTAATTTTCAAGGAATCCAAGTTGGAGATACTGTTGTGAATCATACTGATATGACTGCAGCCTACGTAACAGGTTTTATCAATAACACAACACTATTGTTGTCAGATGATGCTTTTTCATCAGGCGGTAGTTCTTATTCAATATACCAAGGACAAAACTACGGTTGTTATATTTATGTTCCTGCTGCATCAACAGGTCAAATTCAGGTTGAAACGATTGGTGGAGATATTGTTACGTTTTTTGACCCACCTGCGGGAGTGCTTCCTGTTCAAGTTTTTAAAAATATGTCGGGTACAAGTGTTCCTAAATTAATAGCTCTTTGGTAATATAAGACTATAAAAATAAAAAACTATGTCAGCATTCACATTAGTTTACACAAGAGCTATTGAACTTCCATTTCTAAGTTCTACTGTAAATATCCCATTCCCTAATATTGTAAAAACAGGTACTGCAACATCAACTCAATCGTTTGAGTTGACTGATGCGTCTGCTGATTTCAATGGAATACAAGTTGGTGATATTGTATATAATACTGCAACACTTACACCTGCTTATGTAACCGGTATTATCACTCAAAAAAGATTATTATTATCTGCTGATATTTTTGTAGCAACAAATGCTTATACTATATATCAAGGAAATAACTACGGATGCTACATATACTTTCCGTATGTTGATTATGCAGTCGAGGGAAATGGTACTACAGAAGTTGAAACTATTGGCGGGGACATTGTTACATTTAATAATCCCCCTGCAGGTGTATTACCTGTTCAAGTTTTTAAAGTGATAGCTTCTACTCTTGGTAAATTAAGAATTGTTTGGTAATATGAGAACACCGCAAGAGATACAAGATAGTTTAGCTGCAGTAGCAACCTCTACTTCAGTTGTTAGTGCAGTAGCTGCTAAAGCTACAGAGTTTCAACCAATCATATCAGCAATGTCCGGATTGATAGCTATCATTACCGGACTTTTTGCAATTATGTACTACGTTAAAAGATTGAAAAGTAAAGAACAAGACCAATGAATCTATCCAAGCACTTCACTTTAGCAGAAATGACTTTCAGTCCTACTGCAATTAAAAAAGGAATTGACAATACTCCAAACGCTCAGGCTACTAAAAATCTTAAAGCGTTATGTGAAAATATCCTTGAGCCATTACGTGCACATATTGGCGGGCCAATTAAAGTGAACTCAGCGTTCAGAAATGAAGTTCTCAATTCTCTCATAGGTGGGGCAAAATCAAGCCAACATAAAACGGGGCAAGCGGTTGACTTCGATTTAAAAGATAAGTCCGCTATGGCCTTTAAATGGATTATGGAAAATCTTGACTATGACCAAATCATTTGGGAGTTCGGTAACGACAGTCAACCTGATTGGATTCACGTATCATATTCTACAAAAGGCAATCGCAAGAATGCTATGAGAGCCATTAAGTCTAATGGCAAAACCAAATACATTCCTTACAATGGATAAGAAACCTCGAAAGAAGTTTAGAGATACTAAGGTAGGGAAGTTCTTAAAAGAAAAATCTCCAAAGATATTAGACGTTGTTGGAGATGTCTTGCCTGACAGTGGAGCTCTTGGCATTGCTAAGAACTTAATTAATATGGCTGAAGACCTTACTCAAGAAGAAAAGGATAGTCTTATTGTTGAAATCAACGATATGATTGAGTTGGCTAAGATTGAGTTTGAAGATAGACACTCTGCACGTAATCGTGAGATTGAGATTGCTAAGTTGCATAAGAAAGACTTTATGTTCATAGCAACAGGAGTGGTAGGTTTATTGGCCTTTTCATTCATTGTCTACGCTATTGCGTTCCTTCATATACCTGATGAAAACAAAGAGATATGGATTCATCTCATAGGTATCACAGAGGGTGTTGTGCTTTCTATTTTTGGCTACTATTTTGGTAGTTCAATCAAGAGAAACGTGCAGTAAGAATTTTCTACTATCTTTGTGGAAATAAATTAAATCAAAATCAAATGGAAGCTACAGTTGTAACCAACGAAGAATTGAAAAAGATTCAAGAGATGACCTCTAAGTTTAATGAAGCTAAGGTTGCTCTTGGAGATATGGAATTGCAGAAGCAAGGTTTACTCAGACACATTGAAATGATGCGTATGGAGTTCTCTCGAAATGAGAAAACGCTTATTGAAAAATACGGAGAAGACGCTATCGTTAATGTGCAAACAGGACAGATAACATACAAACAAAAATAATGGCAAAGATTAGCACATATCCAAGCGCAGGCACAGTAACTCTTTCTGACATACTTATCGGAACAGAGGTGGCTGATAACAACGCTACAAAGAATTTCTCGGTAGGGAATATGTTAGCTCTTGCTAATGACCCAAGCGTGTTAACAGATTTTGTTCCTTACAATGGTGCTAATCAAGATGTAGACCTTGGGGCGTTTGGTATTACTGCTAATTTTGGTGACTTTGGAAGTTTATTAATACAGGGTGAACAAGCGTTTGCTTATGGACAATTTTATAGTACCGTTACTCAGCAACATACTATAATCAATACTCAATTAGCAGTACAGTATCCCGGTGTTATTATATCTGATGGTATTTCTATTGCAACTTCTGAGAAAATAAATGTTTCTTCAGCAGGTGTTTATATGATTACTGTAACCGCAAGAGTGGACCACTCTCCGGGAGGCGGTGACGCTCAGCTTTCTTTTTGGGCTAATAAGTTAGGAAGTAACATTCCTTTTTCAAGACAGGTCTTCACTATTCCGAATACCCATATTCAAGAAATAACGTATAGTTTCTTGATAAGAATAACTCCTGCTGAAGATGTTGTTATTTATTGGTCCACATCAAATCTTAATGCAAAATTAGTTCCGACAGTAGCAGGTGGACCTTATCCTGCGGCACCATCAGCTATGGTACAAATTTACAAAGTAGGGCAATAATGAATGGTGAAATTCGTAAAATATCTGTAGGTCCCGACTATAAAAGTGCAATGCACTATATGGTTGGACAAAAGATATTAGGAGATACGAATGAGATACACCATATCAAGCACAACGTTAAAAGACTTTCCTTTCAAATCTTCATCATCAATAAAAAAGAAGAGGTTGTTTTGTGGAAAGAGTTCGGTCAATCAATTCCAATTTCAATCGAATTTAATATAGATTTCTAATGAAATCCCCATTCTATTTCATCACTAAACCATTAGAAGGAAAGAGATACAACAACACAAAAAACATAGGAGGAATAGAGTTCATCGTCAATACATCTGAGGAGGAACATAAATTCTCTAATCGTGAAGCAGTTGTTGTAGAGACACCTTTAGGTTACACCGGTCCAATCGAGCCCGGTGATATTCTTCTTGTACACCACAACGTTTTTAAATTCTACAACGATATGAAGGGTAGAAGAAAGAGCGGTAAGAGTTTTTTTAAAGAAGATATTTTTCTAATTGAGTATGACCAATTCTTTCTGTATAAAAAGAAAGACAAGTGGTTTGCTCACGATAAATACTGTTTCGTAAAGCCTATCCCGGCCATTGACTCATATATCAAGAAGCCATTCTCAGAAGAACCACTGATGGGTATTATGAAGTACCCAAATGAGTATCTTGTTTCTCAAGGTGTAAATGCAGGAGACAGTATCGTGTTTGGTCCTGATAGCGAGTATGAGTTTAATGTGGATGGAGAAAAGCTTTACAGAGTTTTTGACCATCAAATAACAATCAAATTATGAATCTACTTTGTATTGATAACGTACTCGCAAATCCAAAAGAGTACGTGCAGGATATTTTACAACACGGTTTCCACGAATATGCTGACGGATGGAAGGTATTTAAGAACGTGCAGGCACGAAGCAATGACGAGCTTGAAAAGTATATGTTAGAATTGTTTCCAAATTACGAAGCTAAATGGAATTTCGTAAGGCAATCTCCACTTAATCAAGAGGAACCAAACTTTATTCATACAGATGATATGATGGGAGACATCACAGTTATTTTGTATCTTAGTCAAAATCATCCTGACAATGATGGAACAACTTTATATGACGGAGATGGCAAACCTATGTGCGTGGCTTACTCTAAGTTCAACAGAATGGTTGCATTTGATTCAGATTGCCCTCACTCAAGAAACATATTTGAAAACTTTGGCGAAGGAGACGAGGCTCGTTTAGTACAGGTTATATTTTTAGAAGAAAAAATATGAGCAAGGAATTAAAAGAGAAGATTATCTCAGCAGGATACAAAGCGGTAGAGCATCTTATTGAGGTTGCCGAGGAGAAGATTATGCAAAAGCACGTTGATAGTGATGGTGAGGTATCAGAGTTAGCTGCAGATAGATTAAAGAATGCTGCTGCTACAAAGAAGATTGCCATCTTTGATGCCTTTGAGATTCTTAACAAGATTGAAGCAGAGAAGGAAGCTCTTGAGTCTATCGATAAAGGGCCAAGCAAAGTAGATACAAAACAAGGATTTGCAGAACGAAGGTCAAAATAACTTATACCGCGTACTTGATAAGTATGTTCCCGGTGTTGCGATTGCCAAAAAGAACAAGGCTAAGTCTTGGGATTATGGCTACAACAAGGAGTATGACTTCGTTGTTATATCTAAGACAGGTGAGATTGGAGACATTATTCGGATAGCTGATTTGAATATAGCTCTTCCTCCAACACCAAAGACGTGTCTTCAAAGACACGTAAAAAAAGAAGAGCAGTATTGGGAAAGAGAAGAATTGCCTTCTGCTCTTGCAAAAATTCAAACTATATTTCAATGGAATGATATGTCCTCCGAGTTTAAGAATCGTTGGGTAGATTACATTGAGCGTCAGTTTGATTGTCGAGAAGAGGGAATGTGGTTTATGAATAATGGAGTCCCTACCTACATAACGGGGGCTCATTGGATGTACTTGCAGTGGTCAAGTATTGATATTGGATACCCGGATTTTCGAGAAGCTAATCGAATCTTTTGGATTTTTTGGGAGGCGTGTAAAGCTGATGAAAGATGTTTTGGAATGGACTATCTAAAGATACGTCGCTCCGGATTCTCATTTATGTCGTCATCAGAATGTATCAACGTTGGTACGCTTGTGAAGGATGCTCGTGTAGGGATACTATCTAAAACGGGAGCTGATGCTAAAAAAATGTTTACCGATAAGGTTGTTCCTATTAACAACCGCCTTCCTTTCTTCTTCAAACCTATTATGGATGGAATGGATAAGCCAAAGACTGAATTGGCCTATCGCGTTCCGGCTTCAAAGATTACGAAGAAGAATATGTTTGACTCTTCTCAAGAAGTAATAGAGGGTCTTGATACAACAATAGATTGGAAGAACACTGAAGATAACTCATACGATGGAGAAAAGCTAAGGCTCCTCATCCACGATGAGAGCGGTAAGTGGACTAAGCCAAACAATATCAAAGAGAATTGGCGCGTAACAAAGACCTGTCTACGTTTAGGTAGTAAAATTATTGGCAAGTGTATGATGGGGTCAACCTCTAATGCGTTAGCAAAGGGAGGACAGAACTTCAAGGACATTTACGAAGACTCTCGGGTTCTTTCACGAAATGCAAACGGTCAGACCAAAAGTGGATTGTACGCTTTGTTCATTCCAATGGAATGGAATATGGAAGGGTTCATTGACCTTTACGGTATGCCTGTGTTCAGAAAACCGGAGAAGCCTATACGCGGTGTTGATGGTGGATGGATTACCAATGGTGCCATTGACTATTGGGAAGCTGAAGTAGAGTCTTTGAAGAATGACCCTGACGCGCTCAATGAGTTTTATAGACAGTTCCCACGCACAGAGTCGCACGCTTTTAGAGATGAGAGCAAGCAAGCTTTATTCAACTTGACTAAGATATACCAACAAATTGATTACAATGATACGCTCATAAAAGAACACCACGTAACTCGAGGTAATTTTATGTGGAAAGATGGAATCAAGGATAGCAAGGTTGTCTTTATGCCGGACAAACGTGGTAGGTTCTTAGTAAGTTGGACACCTAAGAAAGAACTTCAAAACAATGTTTACGAAAGGAATGGTATGAAGTATCCCGGCAATGAACACTTAGGTTCATTTGGGTGTGACTCATACGATATATCTGCAGTTGTAGATGGGCGAGGTTCTAATGGAGCTCTGCACGGTATGACTAAGTTTCATTTAGATGAGGCTCCCGTCAATGAGTTCTTCTTAGAGTATGTTGCAAGACCGCAGACCGCAGAGATATTCTTTGAAGATGTATTGATGGCGTGCGTGTTTTACGGTATGCCGGTGTTGGCAGAGAATAACAAGCCTCGATTGTTATATCACTTTAAGAACAGAGGTTACAGAGGGTTTTCAATGAACAGACCTGACAAGCAATTTGCAAAACTATCTAAAACAGAAAGAGAACTTGGTGGAATACCAAACTCTTCTGAAGATGTTAAGCAGTCTCACGCCTCTGCTATTGAGTCTTATGTAGAGAAGTATGTTGGTATGGATTTGTCAGGTGCATACAGGGACCCGGATGAAATAGGTAGTATGCCATTCACAAGAACTCTTGAAGATTGGGCTAAGTTTGATATAAACGATAGGACTAAGTTTGACGCATCCATTAGTTCGGGGTTGGCTATTATGGCTAACCAAAAACATCTTTATATGCCCGAGAAAAAAGAAAGCAAAATAAGTATTAACTTCGCAAGATACAAGAATGATGGAACAATTAGTCAACTGATTCAATGAAAGATATAGTAATAAACGTTTTGTCTGCCGGTTTTCCAAATCAATTTGCTACTGATGCGGAGAAAGCATCTGATGCTTATGGTCTTCAGGTAGGTCAGGCTATTCAATACGAGTGGTTCAGAAAAGACGGGGGTGGTTGTAGATACTACTCTCAATGGAATGAATTTCACAAGTTGAGATTATACGCTCGTGGCGAGCAGCCTGTTGGCAAGTATAAAAACGAATTGGCAGTAGATGGTGATTTATCTTATTTGAATTTAGATTGGACGCCTGTTCCTGTTATACCAAAGTTTGTAGACATTGTTGTTAACGGAATGTCTAACAGATTGTTTAAAGTAAAAGCATACGCTCAAGATGCAATGTCTCAAGCAAAGAGAAACAAGTATCAAGAGATGATTGAGACTCAGATGGCAGGTAAACCTGTTCTTCAAAAAATTAAAGACCTTACAGGGGCTGACCCATTTATGATGGACCCTGAAGAACTTCCGGAGACTGATGATGAGTTGTCATTGTATATGCAGCTTAACTATAAGCCGGCCATCGAGATTGCAGAAGAAGAGGCCATCAATACTATTTTTGATGAGAACCATTATCAAGACATTCGATGGAGACTTGATTACGATGAGACTGTCCTTGGAATATCCGTAGCAAAGCACGAGTTCCTTCAAGGAGCCGGTGTTAAAATCTCATACGTAGACCCTGCAAACGTAGTCTACAGTTACACTGAAGACCCTCACTTTAAAGATTGTTTTTATTGGGGGGAAATCAAAACACTTCCAATTACGGAATTGTACAAGATAGACCAATCATTAACGTCTGAAGACTTAGCTGAAATATCTCAGTATAGTCAAGGTTGGTATGACTACTATAATGTAGCTCGCTTTTACGAGAACTCTCTTTTTAGCAAAGACACTTGTACGTTGATGTATTTCAACTATAAGACAACAAAAAAGATTGTCTATAAAAAGAAGGTCCTTGAGAATGGTGCTACCCGTGTAATTGAAAAGGATGACAACTTTAACCCTCCTACAGAAATGATGGAGGAAGGTAACTTTGAGAAGATTGAAAAAATTATTGACGTTTGGTATGAGGGTATTATGGTTATGGGAACCAATATCCTTCTTCAGTGGAAGATGTCTGAGAATATGGTACGTCCTAAGTCAGCATCTCAACACGCGTTACCAAACTATGTAGCTTGCGCTCCAAGAATGTATAAGGGAGCTATCGAGTCATTGGTTAGAAGAATGATTCCATTCGCTGACTTGATTCAGATTACCCATCTTAAATTACAACAAGTCATTGCACGTGTTGTGCCTGATGGTGTATTCATTGATGCTGATGGATTGAATGAGGTTGACTTGGGTACAGGTGCCGCTTACAATCCTGAGGATGCTTTGAGATTATACTTTCAAACAGGTAGCGTAATTGGACGAAGCTTTACCCAAGATGGTGACTTTAACAATGCTCGTGTTCCTATAACACAACTTACTTCCAACTCCGGAGCTTCCAAAACACAAATGCTGATTGCTAACTACAATCACTATATGGATATGATTAGGACTGTTACAGGTCTTAACGAAGCTCGTGATGGGTCTACACCTGACCCTAACTCATTGGTTGGATTACAGAAGCTTGCTGCGCTTAATTCTAATACCGCAACAAGACACATTCTCGAGGCGGGTCTATACATCTATCGTTCATTAGCAGAAGCGTTGACTTATCGTATTGCTGACATTTTAGAATACGCTGACTTTAAAGATGAGTTCATTAATCAAATAGGTAGATTCAATGTGTCAATATTAAACGACATATCTGATTTGTACATATACGACTTTGGTATTTTCATTGAGGTTTCTCCTGATGAAGAACAGAAGAGTCAGCTTGAGCAAAACATTCAGATGGCATTGTCGAGAGGTAATATTGACATTGAAGATGCTATTGACATTAGAGAGATTCGCAATATCAAACTTGCTAATCAGCTACTCAAGTTAAAGAGAACTAAGAAGGAGCAGAGAGAAGAGAAGATGGCAATGCAAAAGCAGGCTATTGTTTCTGAGCAACAACTTAAATCTCAAGAATTAGCAGGTCAAGTTGCTATGCAGAAAATACAGATGGAAGCTCAATCTAAGATGCAGATGAAACAAGCTGAGGTGGCGTTTGATATTGAGAAGATGAAGCAGGAGGCTATGCTTAAAACTCAGCTTATGGCTGAAGAGTTTAAGTACAATCAACAACTTGCTCAAATTCAATCAGGCACATTGAATCAACGTGATATGCTAAAGGAAGAAGCAAAAGACAAGAGAATCAGTATTCAGAATACTCAGCAATCCAAGTTGATTGAACAACGCAAAAACAATTTACCATCGTTGAATTTTGAATCAAATGAAGATAGTTTAGACGGGTTTGACTTTTCCGAATTTTCACCTCGTTAAAAACATATAAGAATTTTGTTTAAATTTGCAACAAATCAAATCTAAATACAATGGAATTTAAAGCAGTAAAATTAGTTGAGACAGAAATAAAAGGAGTTGCAGAGAAGGAAGCTGAATTGCTTTCTAATCACGAGGCTGAACAAGCGGCAGCAGCAGCAGCGGCAGACGCGGCAGCAGCAGCAAGTGAAGGGGCAGGTGATGGAGCAGGAGCGAATGATG